ATTCCTCCGGATCTTCCGGCAAATTCATCTGTCCCGGAATTTCTGCTTTCTCTGCTGCTTCTTCGATCTCTTTCTTTGCCTGTTTCACTTCTTTTAATGACAGCCCGCCTTCTTTGTACTTTTCCAGCAGTTCCATCTGCTTATCCTCTGCCATTCCGCTAATTTCATATGCTGCTGAAAATGTCAAGCGACCTTCTTTCAGTTCTGCTGAAAATTCAGGAATTAAATGCTTATTGATGCTTTCAATCTGTGCAATTTTCGTTCCGGTCGTGTTCATGATCGAAGCGATCACGTCCCGCAGGCGTCCGCTGTCCAATTTGTACCCCTGAAGTGTCAATCCATTATCCTTCATGTACTGAAGCGATTCCTTCAGGCGTTTTTCTTCTTCCAGCATGTCAGCGATCGTTTTATCACGATACGCATTCGCAATGATCAGCTGCACCATTTCTTCGTTCTCTTCAGCTGCGCTTTTGATCTGACATGTCACCGTTTCAAAATCTTCATATCCCTTTTCCAGTAACAAATTCAATGCACGCCATCTTCTTTCCCCGGCGATGATCTTATATTCTCCGCGTTCACACGGCGCATATGCCACTGTCATATTCTCCATCAGACCAACCGCCAAGATCTCCTGTGCCAGCTGTTCAATTCCCGGCATCGAATAAAAATTCCTGTCATTGCTGTAAATCTTCCGGATGCTAATGTCCCGTGTCCGGAATCTTGCTTTCGGTTTCTCTTCTGCTGCTGCCTTGCTGTTTTTATTTAAAGCATCCATTACGCTCCATCCTGCTGCCATGTTTATTCCTCCTCTGCTTTCATCGTGATCGTTATCTGTTCCAGCACCTTCCGGCTTGCATTCTTCACATCCGCATGTGAATCACTTCTGTCTTTTTCTATGTACTTCTGAATTAAACGCTTTGTCTTCTCCGGATCCAGAATGATCCTAAACTTCGCAATCGCTTCATCGAACCTTTTCTGTATCTGTTTATCCGTCATATTGCTATCATCAATTTCACGAAAAATCGGTTCTGCTTCTGTTTCGTCGATCTGATCAATAATGTCCGTGATCTCCTCTTGCAGATCCCGCATTCTCTTTTTCAGTTCGTCCGCCTGCTTTGCTCTGTCCTGAAGCTGATTGAATGTCTTCAGACTGATTGTTACCTGTCCATCAATTTCCATTTTTTCTGTTCCTCTTTTATATCTTTCAATATTTTCTTCATGCAACTTCTTATGGCTTTTTCCGTCATACCGTCAGAAACAAGCATATAGTCACGATCTATCACTGGTTTCAAGATCCGAATTTCTCCATAAAATCTGTCAGGCATTCCTTTTTTCAGAAACAACTTTCTGTCCATTCACCCGTATTTCGTATCCAGTTCCTTTTATTTCTTCTTTTGCTATCTGGTTCAAACTTATTGCTTTCATGTCTATTCCTCCATATCTTTCAGCAGTTCCGTCACAACGTTTCGATAGTCCTGCGTAACAATACAATTTTTAGAAAACTTCGGAAGCGGTACGCGCTGCATGGTTGCCTTTTCCGCAATGATGGATCTTCTAACAGCCGTCACGAAGCAATCCTGTCCAGATGATTCTTTCAGCCATGCTTCCACCTGAAGGCTTGTCTGGTTCTTCTGTCGCATAGTCATTAAAATCTTCATGCGGATCCGGTCGTTCAGGCTTCGCAGATCTTCCAGCTGTTCATCCATATTCGCAATCGCTTCAATTTCAAATCCGCCGATTTTAACCGGAAGGATCACAAGATCCGTCGCCACCAAAACATTCGTCACGGTCATATCTAGCAGCAACCCGCAATCAACCACGCAATAATCATATACATCCTGCACTTCCAGCATTGCAGCCGCAAAACGAAGGATCTGATCTTCTTTTTCGTTCAGCAGCAGATTCATGTTCGTCCGCATTAAGTATCCATTTGCTGTGATGATGTCAATATTGTGATATGGCGTTGTCTGGATCAAATCTGTTGTCTTGTAAGATCCTCCGACGCTTCTGTGTCTTTCTAATAATTCAGACATCCCGATCCCTTCCGGTTTGTATCTGTCATACAGCATTGATACATTGCCCTGCTGATCCGCATCTACCAGCAGCACCTTCTTCCCCTGTTCTTCTCCCAGCAGGTAAGCGATCGAAGCCGCCGTCATTGTTTTGCCAATCCCGCCCTTCTGGTTCATAATTGCGATTGTTTTCATGATGTGTACCTCCTATTTCACAATTTTGAATTTTTTCCTGTTTCTTTTTGCCTGTTCCTCCGTGATGATATATTCATCGCATTCCTGTTTCCATTTATCCGGATTCTTCGTATCTCCGTCATACCATCTGCACCACTCGCAGGCATCGCAAAATATCTTTGCTTCCCCTGCCGTTTTATCTTCGCTGTATAAATTGTTCGCGCAGTGATTGCAGATGCAGCCGCCGCAAGGAAAAGCATAATCACTTCGCTTCATAGTATTCGTTATACTGGCAACGCTTGCACTTCCGATCCAGCGTTCCGTCATCCGGATTTCTGCACCCGGTACATTCTCCGCGACTGCTGATCACTGCTTCCTTGAATCCGAATTTTTTCTGTCTTTGTGCCAGTTCGCAGTTCTTCAGTGCTTTCCTTGCCTGTTTGGATCTTTCTTCTACTCTTTGAAAATAATACATTTCACTTTCCCGTTCTTTCTGATCATCATGTTCTGTTCCGACATTGTATCTTCTCTGTTTCCAGTATCAATTTTCTTCAGGTTGATATATTCTTCCAGCACCCGGATCGCTTCTTCTGCTCCATAACACACTGTGCAGTAATGTCCTGCTGCCGCCAGTGCCTTCAGCATCTTCTTCTGGCTGTCTTCCAGTCTTCCGGTATCGTATTTCATTTCAATATACAAACCACTGTACACTCCCATCGGAACCGGAAGGCATAGATCCGGAATTCCAGCTTTCACGCCCATCTGCTTCAACTTCACCGCTTCCGCTTTGTTGCGGCTCCCCCCATTCGGACAATGATGCAGCAGTTCCAGTTCCGGATGCACGTTCTGGTTCCATCGCGCCCAATCCATGACGCTCATTTGCTCTGTATCCTCGCTTCTTCTTGCATATCTTCGATTCACTCTTCTTCCTCCTTGCATATGTTCCAATATTTGCAGAACAGGCAGCAGTGATGACATTGCCGGATCCTGATCATACGGATCATGTGCCTGATCTTCTTCGTGATGTTCCTGATCATCCGCGTCCCTCCTCTGCTTTCTTTTTCTCTTCCTTCAGCTGCTGCGCTCGATCCATAATCTTCGTGTTGTATGTATACTTCACAACGCCCTGATCCCACAGATTCGCTTTTGCGCCCTGCTTCCCGTAGTTGTAAACTGCCAGTGTATAGTACGGAAGATCTTCATCTGGTACTGTTCCACGAAGATCGTTCTGGATTTCTGACAGATAATTCACGCCAACCAGCACATTCTGATATGGATTCTTCAAGTCATACGCTCCCAGTTCTTCCATCCTTTGCATATGCCATTTTTCCGACACCTGCATCAAACCGATTGACGTTCCATTGTCGCCTTCAGCGTCCCATCTGCATCGGGATTCCTGTTCGATCAGTGCAAAAACCATTTCATAATCGACGCCATTCTGTTCGCATACAATGTATGTGTATACCTGAATGATCGTCGGTAACTCTCCGCCTGCCGCCTTGCATTCTTCAGATATTTCATGATAGTAAAATCCTGTCACTTGATCGCTCCCCCAGTCCTGCGACATTGTATTCCACGGAAAATCATATGTACCGTACAGACTTTTGCATCCATATACATCCGTCATGTCTGTCTGCTCCACTGGATCCTGCCGATCATACAATTCTTCGATCTGTTCCTGCTGCTGCCGGATCTCCTTATCCCACGCCTGCACCTGCTTTTCAAATTCGTGCATTTGTATTGTCAACACCAGCAGAAAAATGATCAGCGGCATCGCAAGCATTGCCGGATGCCTTGCAATGAAATCCCATACAGCACATACGATCTTCAAAGTCTTCCTGATCAGTCTTTTGATCTTTCTTCGTGCCGTTCTCCTACTTCTTGCCCTTGTCATGTGCCGTTCCTTTCCTCAACCGCATCCGCCCGTATATGTAGAACCTGCCGTTGAACGTGTTATATTTCACTTCTGCTTCAGCAAAATCATATTTATCGCCATACCATTTCATCAAATGATCGCAGACGTTCAGATCTCCTTTTACGATCCTGTCCACATCCTTCTGTTTTGTTTTGTAATGATTGACTTTTTCTTTCGGTTTCCGCAGTCCCTTTGATGCACACCATGTCTTTTGATACTTGCCTTTCTTGCTTTTCTCTTTCGTGATGTACCTTGCCATTCCGACCAGACC